TCAGAGTTTTACTCTGCAAATAGGAACATGGTGAAGACAGCAATCTTCGATGACTCCTACATCAAGTTGTACAAAACCATTGGCGAAGCACACGACAGGTACTCACACGATCTATCCTCTGCGGATATTTCAGCTATCTGGTTTTCAAACAATTCTACGGCAACCCGTGCTGAGAATGAGATATTCCAAGACGCCCTGTCCCAAGTAGATGCATCCACTGCTGTCAGCCTTGATGTGGCTAAGGACGTAATCGAGAAGCTATGGGTTCAGGAGACATGCCGTGAGATAGCACAACTATCTTTGAATGCCTCAGAGGGCAGCATGGATGCTGTTTCAAAGATTTACGAAAAGATTGAACATCTAAAAGTAGGTTTGGTTGCAGAAGATGATCTGGGTGATCCTGTCACTGACGACATCCATGAGCTACTGGCCTCCGCTTCTGATGCCGCACGTTGGCCTTTCAATATCGAAACACTATCTCGTCACGTATACGGAATTGGTCCTAGTGAATTTGCTATTGTCTTTGCTCGTCCAGAGACAGGGAAGTCATCGTTTGGTGTATCCCTAGCAGCCGCCCCCGGTGGTTGGTGTCAGCAAGGCGCACGGGTTCTTATGCTAGGCAATGAGGAGAGCATGAAGCGTACCCGCTTACGTGCCATCCAAGCGTGGAACGGGTGGACACCTGACGAAGTAGAAGCGGAACCCGAAGCTGCTGTTGCTCGTTTCGCAGCCATCAAAGACCGCTTCATTATGAAGGATGTCCAAGAGTGGGACTTCAATCAGGTTGATCGCTACATCACCCGCTTCAAACCTGACATCGTTATCATCGATCAGTTGGACAAGGTGAACATAGACGGATCGTTTAACTCATCACACGAGAAGCTTCGTGAGGTCTATCGCAAGGCCCGTGAGATGGCCAAGCGGCATGAGTGTGCCCTGCTGGCTGTGTCACAGGCGTCTGCTGATGCAGAGGGCCGCACCCGCCTAGACTTCAGTATGATGGAGAACAGCAAGACAGGTAAGGCGGCTGAGGCTGACCTCATCATCGGCATCGGCAAGCATGGACAGTCTGACGACGAAGAGCCTGACACCATGCGGTTCCTAAACATCTCCAAGAACAAGCTGTCAGGCTACCACGGAGTGATCCCGTGCAACCTGATGAAGAATGCCCGTTACGTAGTATAAACAAGAAGAGAGAACACAATGGACGATTCAAACCACACAACGATCCAGTTTAGAGCCGGCAAAATCAGCATGGAGATTCCTGAAGAGATCAGAGAAGCCATGATCATCAACATCCTGCAATCCTATCGGGACATACTTCAGGAAAGCCTTCAATTCGACCTAGATGCTGCCTCTAAAACAGGAAGCATGGAACCCTATCAGGTAGAAAACATCAAGATGAACACAACGTATCATAATGCATTTGATACCGTCTTAGACTGGTTGGGAGAGTAACAATAACATGAAGAAACTCGTCCTAGACTTGGAAACGACCGTACAAAAGATTGGGGGGAAGACCGATAATAGTCCCTTCAATCCAGACAACTCCTGTGTGTCTGCGCACTTTGCATGGTTAACAGAAGATGGTGTGGGCGAGGTTACAAACCTCGTCTTCAACCATAATGAACAGACCACACCTGACAGCATGCAGCCTCTTGTTGATGCAATAGAGCAAGCAGACGTACTAATAGCCCACAATGCTAAGTTCGACTGCATGTGGCTTCAGGAGATGGGTATTATTATACCCCATACTGTACGTTGCACTATGATCAACGAATACATCTTGGCTAAGGGTCAACGCACAGAACTGTCGCTTAAAGCTACAGCCCAGCGCCGGGATGTAACACGCAAGAAGTCCGACTTAGTTGATGAGCTATTCAAGAGCGGCACAGGCTTTGAGGCTATGCCTCTTGATACTGTTCTGGAATACGCAGAGGCGGACATCGTGTCCTGTGCAGAGGTGTACCTGTCTCAGCAGCAGGACTTTGCAAAGGAAGAGAACCAGAGCCTCGAAAGCATCATTGTGCTGATGAACGAGATGCTTGTGTTTCTACTAGAGATCGAAACCAACGGCATCCATGTAGACATGGACAAACTACGGGAAGTTAAACACGATCTGACTGTTGAGTTTAAACAGGTATCCCGCAGACTGAACGAGATCGTTGAAGAGGTGATGGGTGACACCCCTATCAACTTGAACAGCGGCGTGGACATGACCAAGGTTGTGTACTCTCGCACCATGGTGGATCGCAAAGAGCATGCACAGATATGGAACATCGGGGTGCAGCCTAACGGCAAGCCATTGATGCCCCCACGTATGTCCAAAAGCGAGTTCGCATCTGCTGTACGGTCCACCACGATGATCGTGAAGCGTACGGATGCAATGTGCTGCCCTACCTGTAACGGCAGAGGTTCCATACAGAAGTATAAGGTCGTTAATCGCCAGAAGAACGGCAAGAAGTATAAGATGCAGGGCGATCCTTACAAAAACCCAACCAAGTGTGCTGATTGCAAGGGTTTAGGGGCCATCTATGTAGAGAACGGAACAGTGGCCGGGCTTCGGTTGAACCCACTCAACCCCTCCTCTGCTTCTGCAAACGGCTTTAAGACAGACAAGCACACCACTAAGCTTCTGATCAGTCAGGCCCGTGCTAAGAGCAACGAACGTGCGGTTGAGTTCTTAGAAAAGGTGTCACGTCTGAATGCCCTATCTACCTACCTCGACAGCTTCGTAGCAGGTATCGAAACTTGGACACGTCACGACAACATTCTGCACAGTAACTTCAATCAGTGCATCACGGCCACGGGTCGTCTGTCTTCATCCAACCCAAACTTCCAGAACCAGCCCAAGCGGGGCTTTCCTGTACGTGCTGCGGTTACTAGTAGATTTGAAGGCGGCAAGTTCTTTGAGTGTGACTTCTCTGGTTTGGAGTTCCGTGTCGCAGGAGAGGTTTCTCGTGATCCACAGATCATTGAAGACATCCTGAGCGGTAAGGATATCCACAAGCAGACAGCATCGATTATACACCAGATACCTAGCGATGAGGTCAATAAAGACCTTCGTGCCTCCGTAAAATTCCATACTTTCGCACCCTTGTATGGTTCTCAGGGGTCTGGGCTACTGCCTCATGAGAAGAAGTATTATGACGAGTTCTTTAACATCTATGAAGGGCTTGGGGCGTACCAAAAAACATTGATGGATGGGGTGCTACGCAATGGCATCGTACAAACACCCTCCGGGCGGCAGTACTACTGGCCTAATGTAAAAAGACTGCGCAATGGACGCACCACTAACGCAACCCAGATCGTTAACTACCCCATTCAAGGGTTTGCGACAGGAGACCTCGTTCCGTTGGCCTGCATTAGGGCACTGCGCATGTTCAAAGAAGCCAATCTCAAGTCTCTCCTAGTTCTAAGCGTACACGACAGTATCTGTGTGGACTGCTACCCCGGAGAAGAAGACCAAGTCATCCAACTTCTATTCAAATCCATGCGGGGCGTAGATGAAGAGGCCTACGAACGCTGGGGATACAAGTTTGTCCTGCCACTAGATGTTGAGGTTTCTGCCGGTCCTAATTGGTTAGAACAGACCGAACTAAGTGTTGACTATCCCACTTAGTAATGGCATATTTGATAATACACATAACAGGAGAATATGACTCTCATGACAGACCTTATCGTAGCAGATGGTTTTAACCTTAACGAACTAGCATCCGAGATGGGCGCAAGCGCAGAAAAGCAACAAAGCGCACGTTTACCACGGCTGGTAACTAACCGCCGTATCAAAGATGAGTCCGGCAATCGCCTTGAATTGGGTGAGTTTTATCTTACCGATCAGGATAAGACGGCTTACGCTTCATCCGTTAAATTTCGACCTCTTTCTCATCACTTCCAGTACTCACAATACAATCAGGATGAAAAGAAGATGGAGAACTGGACGATCCAAGCTTCTTCATTCCGTGAAGAGTTCCGTGACGTGAAGGGTACGCTGCGCTGTGGCCGACCTGACGGCAAAGCCATGAAGGCTATGACGGCAGAACAGCGTAAGAAGTATTCTGACATTAAAAATGTTCGTCTTGTTCGTGGGCTAGTTTCCTTTGTTGGTAAAACAGCAGACGGTGAAGAGGTCACTTATGATAACCTACCGTGCCTTGTTAAACTGTCTGGACAGAACAACTTCCAAGCATCTGACAAGGGTGTGTACTCTCGCTTTGACTCTCAGGTTCGTGACGTGATCCCTCGTGGGTTCGACATGTGGAACTTTGAGTTGGGTGTCACTTCGAAAGAACACTTCAGCGAAGATGGCTCTGTATTCTGGCATACCTTTGAATGGTCCCTTGATCCGAAGGCACCAATGGCTGTTACTCAGGATGTGTACGACAGTATTGTGTACGTGGCAGAGTTGGTTCGTGCTGAAAACGCCGTTGTAGATAAAAGCTACTTCGATGCAATCAAAGAACAGTCTGTATTTCAGGGTGCAATGGACGCCCTTGGTGACGATCTAGAAGCTGACTTTGAAGACGTAGCGTAATGCTCGAACTTCAAATCAAAAAGACGCTCGAAAAGCTGTCGAATAACGAGGGTCATGAACTCTTCGTTGACGATGCTTGGATCGACGAAGCTGGTGAGTATCTGAAGGAGGCGCTTAAACGACAGTTTAGGCGTACTCCCGAAGCTCCTCGGCTACGTGCCTCTAACATTGGTCGCCCTAAGTGCCAGCTACAAATGGCTCTGGCGGGTGAACCAGAGGTGCGTAGACCTTATAACCATATTATCCGCATGGTTCATGGAGACATCATTGAAAGTGTCATGGAAGTTGTTTTGCGTATTGCGCAGGCCAACATCACAGGCGGTAAGAATAAGGTTAAATTCGAGGTAAGTAAAACCACCATCAAGGGTGAGGATGACATTGAGATTGATGGTAAAATCTTCGACATCAAGTCCTGCTCTCCTTGGGCGTACAACAACAAATGGTCCAAGGGCTACGAAGGTTTAAAATCCGACGATAGCTTTGGGTACATCGGCCAACTCTACACCTACTCTCATGGGCAGGGGAAAGAGGCTGGCGGATGGATCGTTGTCGATAAGTCATCAGGAGAAATCTCGGTGGTTGAGGCAGAGATGGATGAAGCAGAGAAAAGTCGGGTGGACGCTATGATCACCGACACTGTTCAAACCATCGAAGAAGATCGCCCATTTGAACGCTGCTTCGAGGCAGAGGATGATGTGTTTGGACGTAAGCCCACGGGCATGAAGCGTCTAGGTTCGTCATGTAGCTTCTGTGACTTTGCAAAGGCCTGCTGGCCCACTGCTGAGTACAAGCCACATCCTATGTCGAAGGCAGCTAAACCTCCACACTATTGGTTCATCGAAGAGGACTAACACTTATGCCTATCAATACCTCGTCTGCAAAGGCGAAGGGGCGTAGGCACCAACAGTGGGTTCGGGACAAAATCTATACAGCATTTCCTCAGCTTGAAGAGGGAGATGTACGCAGCACCTCCATGGGTGCTGGCGGGGAGGACTTACAACTCTCCCCCGCTGCGAGAAAGGTTTTTCCCTACTCCGTAGAATGCAAGGCCTTCAAGTCTTTCGCAATCTACAAGGTGCTTGAACAAGCCTCTTCCAACTGCCCCAAAGGTGCAGAGCCAATTGCCATAATTAAAGGGGACAGGCAGCGACCTTTGGCTGTCCTCGACGCAGAACATTTCCTTAAACTTGTACAGGCGAATAGCAATGGAACCCAAAGACCTACCAAAAAATAGCATGATGCTTCGGATGGATATCCAAGAGGGTGGCGATATTGATATCTACTCTGCCCAGCACTTTGGTGACGATCTGAGCGAAGAGGACTGCTTGTATTATCAGAACCTCCTAACAGGGCTTAACTACACCCTTAACTTCGGTACTGACTACGCTGTCGCACTTGGTGCAATGGTCAATCACCTAGGTGAAATGGAAGCCGAAGATGAGTTTGTATTTGAGCCTGATGACGAACTTCTTAAAGCCGTTGCAGACAAAAAGATCGTCCCCTTCGACAAGAAGAAGATGAACTGATGACGGATAATGTGAACAACCCCCCGCATTACAATCAATCTGGCATCGAATGCATTGAAGCCATCTATGCAGCCCTCGGCCATGAGGGTTTCAGGGCTTACTGCCAAGGAAACGCACTCAAATACCTTTGGCGTCACCAGTACAAAGGCAAGCCCATTGAGGATTTGAAAAAGGCCCAATGGTACATCAACAAAATTATTGAGGCAGAAGAATATGAACTTTGAAGACTATCAAACACAGGCAGGAAAGACTGCCATTTACTCCGATGCCGACACCATCGTGTATCCCCTACTGGGACTATCCTCTGAAGTGGGTGAATTAACAGGCAAGTACAAGAAGCTGCTGCGAGACAGCAACGGCCTTATCACCCCTGAATTTCGGGAAGCGATGGCCGCAGAACTAGGAGACGTGCAGTGGTACGTGGCTCTCTTGGCAACTGATCTTGGGTTCGGGTTGGAAACAATCGCCCAGATGAACTTAGACAAATTGAACAGCAGAATGTCACGGGGCGTCCTCGGCGGCTCTGGCGACAATCG